AGATGTTGATCTTAAAACAGCATTAAAAAAACTTCCTCCAAGAGAATGTACTGCTATTGTTCTTAAGTTTGGTCTATTTAATACAAGACTTCATACATATAAGGAACTGGATAAGATATTCTATTGTGATAGCGAACTATGGATGAAAAAGTTACTAATGAAAGTAAAAGAACTGATACAAAATGAGCCTAACTAAAGAAAAAAAACCTGAAATTATTGCTTTATTACTAGAAGGAAAGACCTTAGGAGAAGTTCATAGGGCTACTGGAGTAAGTAAAAGTGCCATTTGGAGAATAAAAGAACAACTTAAAGAAGGTAAATACCACGAAGCAGTTAGGGATGTTGAAGAAAACATTGGAGAATATATTGCTGAAAGTTTATTAACACACTTAAAAGCAATGAATAACATAGCGAGGATAGCAGGTGAGGAAGGATATATTCGATCTCAGAACAGTAGAGACGTTGCAGAATTGCATAGGACATTGGAAAACTGGTCAATATCAATTTTACAAGCCTCAAACAACATCCAACAAACCTCAAGGATGGAAGAACGGGAGCATCAACACAATCAATTCCAGTACCTTGAAATTGAAAGCACCGATAAATGAGTTTCATAAATATCTTTTAGAAACAAGTCCTAAAGCCTGGAATTTACACGCTCCACATATTCTCTTACTTTGTAGATATTTGCAAGATGTTGTTGATGGTAAAATCAAAAGACTAGCAATCTCATTACCACCAAGATCAGGAAAGAGTGAAACACTACTTAGGTTTGCTGCTTTTATGCTGGAAAAAAGGTCAAATATCAACCTTTTATGTGCTGGATATAATCAAACCATTAGCAGACGTTTTAGTAGAAAAACAAGGACAATTATCTATGATAGAATAGGATTGTCAGATAATCATCAAAGCATAGATGAATGGTCAGCAACTAATGGTAGTGTTTATTATGTTGGATCTGTAAACAATCCTCGCACTGGTGTTGGTTACAATACTATAATTTGCGATGATTTAATTAAGAACAGAGAAGAAGCAAACAGTCCTACAATAGTTCAAAAACTGGAAGATTTTTATAGGGAAGATCTCTATTCTAGGCTAGAACCAAATGGTTCTTTAATACTTGTTGGCACTCGTTGGTCAGAAAATGATCCTATTGCTTTTGCTGTTAGTCTTGATCAGTCATTCACAGTTATTAACATTCCTGCACTATGTGAAGATCCTGAAACTGATCCTTTGAACAGACAATTAGATGAGAGTATATTTCCAGAAAGGTTCTCAACTGAAGATTATTTAAAGATAAAAGAAGTTATGGGAGAGTTTGGTTTCAGTGCATTATATCAGGGAAGACCAATGCCTAAAGATGGAGGATTGTTCAAACCAGATAGGATTAAAATAGACACTCCTGGGAAGATAATAAGGAAGGTAAGAGCATATGACTTGGCAGCATCATCTGGTAAAAATGATTACTCTGCTGGTATACTACTTGGAGTTGATGAAAAAGATCATTACTGGATCTTAGATGTTTATAGAAGTCAAGATGATACCAAGAAAAGAGACGAGAAAATATTATCAATTGCAAATATTGATGGTAGGGAAACAAGAATACGGGTTCCTCAAGATCCAGGAAGTGCAGGTAAATCACTTTCTTTCTATTTTATTAAGATGCTTGCAGGATATATTGTATCATCTCATCCTGTTACTGGCAATAAAGAAACAAGAGCAGAACCTTTTGCTATCCAGGTTAATGCTGGCAATGTCAGTATGGTTAGGGCTGATTGGAATAAAGATTTAATAAGAGAACTTGAAACTTTTCCTTATAGCAAAAATGATGATCAAGTAGATGCTCTTAGTGACGCTTTCAATGAACTTGTTATGAATAAAGGTAAAAAATTCATTGCAGTGTAATAATGAATAATATTGTGAGGATAAAGTTATGGGTATATTTGACAGATTTTTAGGACGTAAAGCAACTCAAATTGCTAATGCTAGATTGGATCTTCCACTACCTCAAGTTATGCGTGGAACAAACTTCTATTCTGGTATTGGTATGCAAGACTTGTTTGCACAATTATCCAGAAGACTTCCTAACAGTACTAAAGACTGGTCACTTATTTGTGGTGACTTAATGCTCAATAGTATTGTTGCGATATCAATGGATTACTTTATTCGTGCATTTTCTGAAGCACGTCCAATGGTATATCGTTTAATACCTGGAAGTGATAGTGAATATGAGAAATATCCAGAACATCCTATCCTTCCTCTCCTGGCAAATCCTCAACCTAATCTTGCTCCTTCACGTTTCTGGTCTAATGTTATCACAGACTACAAAATATATGGTAATGCATATATTAGAAAACTAAGAAGTTCAACTAATGGTCCTGTTATTGGTTTGCAGTTCTTACCATCACAACAAGTACAACCAGTAGGAAATAATACTGAACCTATTGTTGCTTATAACTATGTTGTTGATGGCAATCCTTATGCTATCAAACCAGATGATATCATACATATTGCTTATGGTCGAGATCCTGAAGATTACCGTTTAGGTCGTTCTCCTTTGATGTCTTGCTTGAGAGAAGTTGCTACAGATAATGTTGCATCGTCAACTGCTTATGGACTTATGAAAAACTCAGGAATGCCAAGTCTTATGGTTGGTCCTGATGCTAGTGATCAAACTGTGGATGTATCTGATGATGATCTCAGAACATTAAAGAAACGTTTACAGGATAGTTTCACTGGTGAGAACAATGGTAGTATTGCTGTTATGAGTGGTCCTTTTAAGATGGAAAAAGTATCATTCAGTCCTAGTGATATGGCATTAGATTCAGTAAGACATACACCTGAAGAAAGAATCACTTCAAGTCTTGGGCTCAACTGCCTAGTCTTAAACCTTTCTGCTGGATTACAAAATAGTACATACTCTAACCTTCAAGAAGCAACTCAAAGTGCTTGGAATAATGGTGTTATTCCATTGCTTCGTGTGTTTGCTGAAAGTATTACACAAAACCTTTTAGATGAATATACTGAGAGTGTTTATGGTGATTACTTCGATTGGGATCTTTCTGAAATATCTGCTCTCAAAGAAGATGATTATCAAGAAGCAAAGAAAGCAGAGTTATTATTCAAAGCAGGTATTATTGATAGAGCAGAAGCAAAACGTATGGTAGGTTATGAACATAATCCTACTGATGAACAAATCTATCATCCAGACTCAACACCTTTATTTATTGCAACTCAAAATCCTAATAAGAGTTTTGAAGATCTTGACATAAAAAAAAAGACTAGTTATAGACCAACTGATGCAATGGTCAATAATGCAAGACGAGCATTAAGATGGAAAGATGACGGTGAAGATGGTGGAACTATTATTGGTTTGACAAGAGCAAACCAAATAGTTAATAAAGAAAACCTAAGTGAAGAAACAGTAGTAAGAATGTTTAGTTTCTTCAGCAGACACGAAGTAGATAAACAAGCAGATGGATTTTATAGTGGACAAGAAGGATATCCAAGTAATGGTAGAGTAGCCTGGGACCTGTGGGGTGGTGATGCTGGATTTACGTGGTCCAGAAATATAGTCCAGAAACTTAAAGATGATGAATAAAAATCATTGAAATCCTAAAGCAGTAGTTTAGATTTACAAGGAAAAGGAGAGCAAATGCTCTCCTTTTTGTTTTAGTGTCGTAACATCTTTGCGATTGTTTTTGCAGTTTTATCTTCAAGAACTGCAATAACTTCTGCATCAGTCATTCCAAGTTTTCGAACATCTGAAACTTCTCCAGCAACATCATTGACAATATGCTTAGTTCCAAACTTCTTTACATTCTTGTCATCACTTCCAAACTTTTCTTGTGCAGCAGAAAAGATTTGAACTATCTGCCATCCACTCAACCAACCATTCCATTCTCTCGATACATAAAACTCTAAGTTATCCATTTCACTAACCTTTCTAACTAAACTTCCCACATCAATATAATAGCATAGGTGATAAAGTAATGCAAGAAAAAACCCACATATTTCAGTGGGTTTGTTGTAATTTCTTTGTATTTAAAGATTAGTTTACTTTGAAGCCTTATCTCTTGACTTAATCATATTTAACATTAATTCAATTACAGAATAAACTTCAAACTGAAAACCTTTATCCATACTTTGCATAATATTCTTGATTGCTTCTACTTCACATTTTTTCATTTCACGTCCAAGAATATGCTTACCAACAGAATCACAGACAATTTTTACATTGCTATCAAAATGGTCATATCTCTCAGTTAAATCATCCCAAGTAAAATCTTTAGGAAACTTAACTTCAACATTTCCTCCAACAAGAAAAACACTTACAGACTTCATATCATTCCAACTTTCTAACTAAACTTCCCACATCAATATAATAGCATAGGTGATAAAGTAATGCAAGAAAAAAGACCAGATTTCTCTAGTCTTTTTCTTGGAACAAATATGCTGTTTTTTTATCTTCTTTAGTACACAGTTATTATACCATCAATGTTTTTGTAAGATATATAGTTGTTTATTGCTTTTTGGATTACATTGTTATGATTTGTAAAAAATAAAATCATTGCAACAGTACTCCTAAACTTTGCAGCATTATCAGTGTGTGTAAGTGTATATATTTCTTTTTTCAAACAAGCATAAACATCATCATCACCATCTGCAAAAGTCTTTATTGCATCATACAGTTCATCTTTTTCATTCATAAAATCATCATATCACATTGTATAAAATTATTCCTACTATAAGGTTTGTTTTTTATTCATACACAGTAATCCCACCAATAAAATGGTGGGATTACTTGCTTTATGTTCCTAAAGGTGATATTCTCATCTTATGGAAGTTCAAACAATAAAAGTCACAGTCAAAGATCCTCAACGTTTTGAATGGGGTCTAAGAGAGTTTTATCCTCACGCTAATGTAAAGTTAGTAGCATTACACTCCGATAACTTTGCTGAGTATCTTATTACTTATCAGAACAAAGAACATAGAGATGGTGTCGCTGGTTATGTTAGGGGATATCGTAACTGGTAAATACTAATAGACTGTCATATCCAACAATCATCTTGGATATTTTTAGTTCTAGTTTATATCCACATTCTTTTAAAAAATCAAGACAGTATTGGTGCAAATCTTCTCTATGTGTACTAATAAATATTGTCTTGATTTTTTTGTTTTTAAATAGTTCTTCACTAGATGCTAGTACTGCTCTTTCACTATGGTCAACATCCATATGCAATACATCCAGTTCTTCTATATTGTATTTTTGTAAGAGTTGTGATAAAGTAAGTATTTCTTTTTTTGTAACTAAAAGAAACTCACTACCACCAGGAAGAGTACTTGCATCAAGGTCTTTTTTAATAAGTTCATAATCACCTATGATATAATCACAAAATAATGCTTGAAGATTGTTTATAAAGAATGTTTCTTTGCCTCTAACCATATGACGATCATTAGGTTCAACACATATAATGTCAGATGTTTTTCCAAACCATTTACTCATACTCTTAAATAGCAAACTGTAATACGCTTGATTACTTCCTAACTCAACCATCGTAAAATGTTGCTGTTCACTTTTGAAAAGAATTTTTGATAACTTTTCAAATATATCAATCAAGATTATCTCAGTAGTATCAATATGTGAACTGTGAACATAATTACCAAACTGATCATACTTAACTTTAAAACTATACTTAAGATTAGGACTTCCTAATAAACCATTCATAAAATATTCCTTGACAACGTTTATAACCTATGCTATTATACCAGTATGAACAGAACACATTATGATAGACTTGATTATCGTCAAACTCAAGAGTTCAAAGATGAATACAGGTCATACAAGATAAGAAATAGAATAAGTGAAGATGATGATAGGGATATAAACTTATTTGGTTGTTTATTTCTTATGAGCAAACTGCCAGAAATAAATCCTTATAACAAATATAGGTATAATAAAAATGATGATAACAAGATTGAAGTGGGATGATCTAAAACTATTAGGTTTTAAAGATTTGAAGTTTGGTCCTAGTAGTGCAGGAATGTATAGTGTTACTGCTAGGATAAATACTAAGGTTGGAAAATCTTTCTATTGGCTAAACATTAAGACACAAAGTAGAAAAACAGTAAGCAGAGTTGCTACTGTAACATTTGCTTGTCAGGCTGTTTTAGACACTTACAATATGTTTTTAGATTTACCTCATAAAGAAAAACTAGTGTATTTAGAAGAAAGTGGGAGTAGACTTTATGACGAAGGATAGTTTTGTATTCTTAGATGATAACTACAAAAATGTCAAGTGTATGATTTGTGGTGTGGGTAATGCTTATTGCTGGTATGATTACTATGATGAGAAGCGTTTACATTGCAAAGAGTGTTTCTATGAGAAGACTAAATCTGTTGTGTGCAAGTTTATAGAAACAGGTGAAAAAGACTATGATGTCCTTCAATATTGGATAGTAGGATACAAAGCATTATATCAGCGTTATGATGTTGAAATGAGGCTAAATAAACAACTTCAAAAAACAGTTGATAGACTTGTTGCTGATAAAATGGAATTGCAATATGACATTGATGTTATGAAACGTCATTTAGAATTATTAGAAAGACAAATCGGATGACAGAAAAGATCAAATAAAGGGAAACTTATGGAGTATAAACTTTTACTTGGTGATTGCTTAGATAGACTAAAAGAAATAGAGGACTGTAGCGTAGATAGCGTCGTTACAGATCCTCCTTATCATTTAACTAGTATTGTTAAAAGATATGGTAAAGAAGGTTCGTCTCCTGCTAAGTTTGGTACTGATGGTGCTTTTCAAAGAGCATCTAAAGGATTTATGGGACAAGAGTGGGATGGTGGAGATATTGCTTTTAGGACTGAAGTATGGGAACAATGCTTAAGAGTTTTAAAACCTGGTGGACATATTTTAGCATTCTCTGGTTCAAGAACTTATCATCGTATGGCAGTAGCAATTGAAGATGCTGGTTTTGAGATTAGAGATCAGATTATGTGGGTGTACGGGAGTGGTTTTCCTAAAAGTCATAATGTAGGTAAAAAACTACCTCAATATGAAGGTTGGGGTACTGCTCTTAAACCTGCTCACGAACCAATTTGTTTAGCAAGAAAACCATTAGAAAAGAAAACTGTAGCAGATAATGTTCTTGAATTTGGTACTGGTGCTATTAATATTGATGGTTGTAGAGTTGATGATGTAGAGATTTATGTAAGTGGTAAAGGTAATAAGTTTGTAGACTCTTTACCACACGGAAAAAGAACAGGTGAAAATGTCAAAGGTGTATTTGAAACACACATTGGTAGATATCCTGCTAACTTTATTCACGATGGATCAGAAGAAGTATTAGAAAGTTTTCCAAGAGTAAAAGGTGGAAATTGGGTACATACAGAAGGTGCAAGACATTTTAATAATAATGGAGAACCTACAAATCCAACCTTAAATCGTTCTGATAAAACTATAGGTTCAGCAGCCAGATTCTTCTATTGTCCAAAAGCAAGTAAGAAAGATCGTAATGAGGGCTGTGAAAGTTTAGAACAAAAACAATATAGTCTTGATGGCAGAGAAAAACCTATTGAAAATGCTTATCAAAGAAATAATAGTATTGCTTCTAACAATCATCCAACAGTAAAACCAACAGACCTAATGAGATATCTTATTAGATTAGTAACACCTGAAAATGGTACTGTACTTGATCCATTTATGGGAAGTGGTAGTACAGGTAAAGCAGCAATGTTAGAAAATAAGAGTTTTATAGGCATTGAACTATCAAAAGACTATTTAGATATTGTTGAAAAAAGGATAAAACACGTTATCACTGATATTGAATAATGTTATATGGTTATATAAATATCGTAAAATATCTTTAGAATGATTATTTCTGAGGATATTTTTATGTTTAAAGCAAAACCTGAAGACTTAAAAGTTGGGGACTTTGTTTCTTGGGGAACAAGTGCTAGTGATGCAAGGGGTAAAATAGTAGAAGAAAAGACTAATGGTGAAGTAAATTCATCTATTAGTGACTATACTCTTACTGGAACACCTGATGATCCAGCATATGTTATCAAACTTGTTCAGAAAGATCAAGATGGTAATGATGTTTTAACAGAACAAACAGTAGTCCACAGAGCAGATGCATTGCGTAAAATACCAGATCCAATCAAATCATTCAAAACATTCCTCAGTGACAATATCAAGATGACTTCTGATGGTAAAGTCAGTGGTTATCTTGTTCGTTTTGGCAACTCAAACGATACTGATCTTGAGAAAGATTATTTTACCAAATCTACTGACTTTGGAGTAGATCTTTCTGGTGGAAAAGAAGCAGGTATTGGTCTTTATTACAATCACGGTATGGATCCAGTCTTAAGAAGTAAAAAGATTGGTTATGCTCAAATTAAAATGGATGATCGTGGAGTTTGGTTACGTGGTCAGTTAGATATGGCTGATGACTATAACAAGATGATATTTGAAATGGCAAAAATGGGCAAACTTGGATTAAGTTCTGGTGCTGCTAGTCATTTGGTGGAGAGAGAAAAAATGGGTAAATCTTTTGAAATTAAGA